TGGTTTTGTCGATGGTGGGTTGGTTATCTTTTGCGGGTCATTGATTATTGCGGGTGTGTTGTTAGATGAAGCCATTCGTGGTATCATCTATATTATTCACCACACGCAAGTGCTGTGGGTGCCGTAACGGAGAAGGATATAATGGCTGCTGCCTTCACGATTCATATTCGCAATCAGTATGTGACCGAACAGGTCATGGAAGAATTTTTCTCGAATTCTATTGGGTCGCCTTACTATGGGCGTCGGGATGACCGAAATAGATACCCCACACGAGAACAGTGCCGTCTCATTGGCGATCTGTGGAAAAATGGTTATGGGTGGTCGAGTGACGAAGCGCGTGTGGCGAACGAGGACGCGTGTTGGGATGCGAATGGAAATTTTGTGCGGGACAACCCGCTGGGTATTTCGTGGCTGCTCGAATACTCATTCTCGATCATGTCGCTGACGCCCAATCTGTATGTCGGAGAAGTCTCGTGGCTCAAGGCGGCACACATGGAAGACCACGACACATATATTCCCGGCCCCATCGAACGCCTGTCAGAACTATTTGACGACAAGGGAGCATATGGTGTGCTGATTACGGATGACCTCATTGCAGAGGTTGCCAATGCATTTGACATTCCGAACATTACGAGGTATGCTGTTGAATCGGCGTCTGATGTGGTGGCGTTTCTGGAACAGCACAAGGGCGAACGTGCTTTTACGATTTCGTGGTAAACCGAAAGGACTAACACATGAGTGAGATGTTTCGAGAATTTCCGAAGATGGCACGACTGAATCGCGAGTGCGTCATTACTGAAAAGATTGATGGCACGAACGCGGCGGTGCGCATCATCGATCAGGCAGAGTATGATCTGTTTCTTGCAGAAGGTGGCAACCCGAATCTGTGTATCGCGTCGATGACGCGTCTGGACGGCACACAGATGTATCTGTTTGCACAGAGCCGGACGCGCAATATTATTCCCGGCGATGATAATTATGGATTCGCCAAGTGGGTCAGCGACAATGCCGAAGAACTGTTCAAGCTGGGCCATGGTTTCCATTACGGTGAGTGGTGGGGCAGCGGCATTCAGCGTGGGTATGGACTGACGAAGGGCGACAAGCGGTTCAGCCTGTTCAATGTGTCTCGCTGGGCCGATGACTCGGTTCGTCCTGCGTGTTGTGGCGTCGTGCCGGAACTGTATCGTGGCGCATTCGACACGTTTGTCGTGCAGGATATCATTCGTCGGCTGAGAGAAGGCGGCAGTGTCGCTTCGCCGGGATTCATGAAGCCTGAAGGTGTGGTGGTCTTCCATACGGCGGCGAACATGATGTTCAAGGTCACGTGCGACAAGGACGACGTGCCGAAGTCCAAAGTCAAGGGGTCGTAATGGCATTATTCCTTGATGAAATGGACCCCCTTGATATTTTTGTTTTCGGGTCGAACCTCGCTGGCAAACATGGAGCAGGTTCTGCGCGTGAAGCCGTCAAATATTATGGCGCAATCTACGGGTGTGGTGTTGGGCCGCAGGGGTTGTCCTACGCCATTCCCACAAAGGATGAACATTTTAATGTGTTGTCTGTTGACACGATTCGACCGTATGTGGTAGATTTCTTGGCATACGCAGCGAAGCATCCCTATCTGAACTTTCGTGTTGTCGCGATTGGATGCGGGCTGGCTGGGTACACACCAGCCGAGATTGCGCCTCTGTTTGCGAACGCGACACCAAACGTCCATCTACCACAGGAATTTGTGGACGTGTTGAATGAGGTTGACACCGAACCTCAGATGTGAGACACTTGGTGTGTTGGTTGGTTAGTAATTTACTTTTTCTCAAGGAGATGATACACATGGCAACGAAGAAGACGAGCAAGGCAGCGACGAAGACGGCAGCGAAGGCGGCGACCCCGAAGGGCAAGTACGTGATTGTCCGCACGTATTCCGCTGGTGTGTTTGCGGGGACGCTCAAGTCCCGCGACGGCAAGGAAGTCGTGCTGAACGACGCCCGTCGTATCTGGTATTGGGCGGGCGCTGCCAGCCTGAGCCAGCTTGCGCAGAGCGGCACCACGAAGCCGTCCGAGTGCAAGTTTCCGGAGGAAGTCGATGAGGTGCTGCTGACGGAGGCGATTGAGATTCTCAACGTCACGCCCGAGGCTCGTGCGTCGATTGCGTCCGTGCCTGTCTGGAAGGCGTAGCACACGAGAAGCAATCCTTTACTACGACCCGATAGACGGTAGTAAAGGATTGCTTCGCTGTGTTTTTCACAAGGAAGACCGTATGCTGGTGTTTGTATTTCTGATGCAGATGTTGTGGGCGTTTCCTATCACGAACGCGTATGCGACTCAGGTGAAAGACGATGTGGTTGTGAACGTCACCTATACGCGGTCCACGCCAACGTCTGTGTGTGTCTCTATTCATGCGGTTGATGATGACGAAATGTCCAAACCTCTCGATCAACATTGTTGGCATCCTGAAGCTGGACGCATGAGCGATTGGGATGTGTGGGAACGACGACGACTCGATGACGATAACTTTCGCGTCACGGTGACATACGCTGACGCGCCTGCTGTGGTATTATTTCTCCGGACACGGACGAACACATAAATGATTGGTCACGAATATCTGTATAATTATTGTTTTGTTGGCGACCACTACGGTTGTGGCCGTGGTTCTGGTTTTGGGTATGATTATAACTGCGGGAACGGATACAGTCGAATTATGCGCGACTCAGGAAATACCAACGGATTTGGCCACGCGAGTGGTAGTGGTGACTATCGTGGCGCGGGGTATGGTGATGATCTGGCGTTTTTTGTTGACGGCTGCGGCGGCTATCATGTAGAGGGCGAAGGTTGCGGTCATGCGGAATGCGGTGGTTATGTGAACGGCACAGGTGTCTAGTTGACATAGCGCCATGTGTGTTGGTAGGATATCTCTATGATCAAATATCTCAGTGACATTAGAAGCGTCGATGAATGCCAACGGTTGGGTGTCTATTGGTCGTCAATTCCCGTCCATAAACTTGCATATGTCAGGTATGACATCAACTACGAATACAACCCGTTTGATCAAAAACGTGGTTTGTATAACGCAATTACAGAATATAGAAACGCGAAGGTGAATGACGAGGATGCGTATCGGGTGAAGGACGTGCTGCACATGTTGGATAAAACGGTTGGTGCGTTTCGTAACGAACTAGAAACTGCCCGAATGAATACATACCAGCTTCAAACAGAGACAGACCAGACCAAACAGTTGCTGGAAGAGGCAGCGGAAGTTGTCGGCGCACCTGATGGTGTGAACACCATTGAATGGATGCGCGATGAAATTCTGCGGATGACGAAAGAAGTGGACGATAAAGACGCCGAACTGGACGCACTGAAGAATGCGGTGTCACACACCATTGACTCGCTAACATCGTTGGTGTAAGATAGAGTATAGAAAGAGTATTTTATGCAGACAAAGTATTTGAAGATTGATGATGAACGTCGAACGGTGGTGACCAGACAGCGTGATTCGTCCGACCGGTGGGATGCGGATGATCTTCATCATGATCTGGTGCGCATCAACGGCTACACGTGTGTGGGCAAGAACGAATATTTTACTGTCACGTGTGATGTGGTGCCGGAAGACAATGCTGCGGTGTATCTGGTGATTGCGCGACATACAACCGGCGATTCGTTTCATCATGAAACCGGATGTATCGAATATGTCGCCGCATACGGAACGTGGGAAAACGCGGAACGTGTGGCGAAGGCTATCGTAGATCATGACGAGAACCGTGGCGAGAACCGTGGCGACGACCGCTACCGCATTACTGTGACGTTGGAGAATGGCACGGTCGATACTATTTCCACATCTGCATGGACGGGGTATTTCGAACGGCTGGAACAAGTGGGCATTGAAATGGTCACGCCTGTCCGGACACGACAGTTCTTTCCGCGAGGATAAACCCTATGACAAAACTCTTGAAGTGGTATTGGTTCCCGCTGCACCGAACGCCGATGATCGTTACGTTTCATCTGTTGTCCGATGTCACGGTGGTCTGGACTGGCATCTTTGGTGTGGCCCTGCGGTGGAAGGATAATGAATACTTTTTTGGTTGTGTATCCTCACACGGCCCTGCTAGAATTGAGAATGACCGTGACTCTTCAACCATGGGTTAATTATGCGCTGGTGTTCGTCAATGGTCTAGCTGTTGGTTCGTGCGCCACAGCGATTTATCTGTGGGTGCAATTGACCAATGGCACACGCACGGTGCGAACATTTGACACGACAGAAGAGACGCGTGTATGATGCTATATGAATTTGTGATACGGGTTGTACTCGTCATATGCTTCACGCTGGCGATATATGCCTGTCTGACGTGGACACCACAAGAGTAATTTATGTTTCCTTTTCCTATTATTTTTCTTGACATTGATGGTGTGCTGATTCCGTATGGGAAAGACTCCCGAACGCTTCACGCGCCGTGTCTGGCGGCGTTGGTGTCCATTCTTTCACAAACGTCCGCACGGATTGTGGTATCATCGTCGTGGCGTCTGTATGACATGCCAGAACTCATGGCGATGTTTCGGGTGGTGATGCTGCCGACCGGTGAAACGATTGCGGATCGTGTGATTGGCACGACGCCATGGTCAGATCAATTACTCGATGATAATATTGTGTCACGGTGTCGCCCGAAAGAGATTCGGGCATGGGTTGATGAACACCAGTTCACCGGCACGGCGGTCATCATTGATGATGAGACGCTACATGGTGTTCCATACCCACACGTTAAAACGCAGTTGTATACAGGGTTGACAGAGGATCATGTTGCGAGTATCGTGAGATATCTCACCAAGGAGTAACGATGTTTTTTGAATATGCGCAGAACAATTCGGGTGGTCGTTACGTGTATGACCACAAGACGGGTATTTCTGAACATGTCATCATCGAAGCGGCAAATGCAGACGAGGCGAATCGACGCGCCGAAGATATCGGTTTGTATTTCGACGGGTGTGAATCTGGCTACGATTGTGAGTGTTGTGGCGACCGATGGTATCAACAGTATTCGGATAGGAATGCGACCGACACACCAATGGTTCATGGCGTGAAGGATGCGAGTGCTGGCGTCGTCAAAGCGCCCACGTATTACCATACGCACACCAATGGAGAGCCGTTCGCCTACATTCACTATCTTGACAAGACCATCGTTCCCGTGTATTATCAGAAGACGGACACGGAACAGTAATTCCGTTATATGCCCAACTAGTGTACAGGCGTCACGGTTGCTAATGTGTTTCTGGATGCATACAGGACAGAGGACGGGGCAATGGCCATTGCACCACACGCAACAAGGCGAGGGTCGCTACCTCGGTTGGGCCTTTTTTCAGAGGAATATTTCATGTCTGCATTTACATTGCTTCCCACGAAATACGTCATTGTGCGAAACGCCGGGTTTGAACCGCCAGTTATCACGATTCAACATCGAGGCTTGACAGGGTGGGCCATTGTATGCGAAGATGACGGGTATGTGATGAATCGAGACGGCGAATGGGAATACGAACCACAGCCGTCGAGTCGTACAGCCGAATTTTTTCTGCGAACCCGTTACGCCACGGCTGAAGATGCGCTATCATCGTTCGAACACTTTCAAGGAGAACAGTAATGGGTCTGGATATGTATCTGATGAAGAAGACGTATGTGAAGAATTGGGACTATATGAAACAGGGCGAACGTCACACCATCACGGTGGTGGGTCCACACACGCATGTAATTAACCCAAGCCGCATCTCCTTCATCATCGAAGAAGCGATGTACTGGCGCAAGGCCAATGCCATTCATGCATGGTTCGTCAAGCATGTGCAGAATGGGGTGGACGATTGCGAAGAATATTTTGTCGCGGATTCACAACTGGTTGCGCTGCGTGATCTGTGTCGGGCTGTGCTGGCAAAGACGGTGCCTGCTGAAGAGGCGCTGCCACCCTTGTCTGGATTCTTTTTCGGGTCCACTGATATCGATGAATATTTTTGGGAAGATATTACCAACACCGAAAAGGGTCTGACGGCACTGATTGACGAATGCAACCGATTTGGGTGGGTGAGCAATTTTTATTATCAGTCGAGTTGGTAATCTGTGATTGATGGTTGACGCCAGTCAACACGACATGTTATACTCTGTGCATACTTGATGTTTGGAGAAACAATTCTTATGCGCACCATGACGATTAACACAGTGAATACGCGTTATACCTTTGAGACGGAAAATGGTCTGACCGGAACGCTGCGGTCTACCAATCCGAAATACGCGGGTCCGTTTGAAGGGTCTATGATCTTTGGCCCACAAGTCGGACGAGGTATGTGTTTTGTGGTCAGTGCTGCGCCTGAACATCGTGCGGTGCTGATTGGTCGCATGATTACAACCTCAATGGTTGAAGATGTTGTGGAAACTGTGGTAGAATAAATAGAATTTCACACAGAAGGAGCCAGTCATGAACACCGCACAGATTGCCAAGACCATTCGTATTCCACTGCCGCGTCAGACTGGCGGCTACCATGCCGTGAAGACGCGTGTGCTGGACCGTAAGGCCAAGCACAAGGGTCGAGTCAAGGACCGGCGTGATGACGAATAATTGTTACGCCTATGGTTTCGGGCATACGCCCGATAACTGTAGCGGCGGGTTTAGTGACGGCACTGGTGGCGAAGCGATCAGTGATGCCCCCATCGACATTATCGATGGCCATGGTGTTGGTGAGGGATACGGTACCGGTTATGGGTATAAAGATTTCACCGGAATTGGGTGTTCCATCGTAAGCGATATCTCTGCGTGGGAAACTGAACTCGGAGACGGAAATGGTTAGCTATAAAGATGCCGCTCAATTATTCACGACGCAATATTATGGTTTAGGCCAAGGTAGTGGGTGCGGCGACAGCAACGGTGATGGGTTTGGAACATACGACGAGCAAGATTGGGTTCGTCAGTGCTTCGATGTTGCCAACATCCGAACTCCGTCCGTTGGTTTTGGACGTGGAATCAGCCATGGGAACGGAGATGGTGGCGGTCAAGGCACAGGTCGTGGTCGTTCGTCTTCAGGATATGATGACGGGTGTGGCTATTCGATTCATCCTTGACAACTCACAAGACTTCAGGTAACCTTGTTGTATGAGTACACGAGAACAGCTTCAGCAGCGACTGGCAGAATGGATTGGCACGTGGCAGACGGCACCGTATGGTGTGCTGACCGGCATTCATGCGCGTCAGGACGGTCCCGGCAAGTATCGGTCCATCACGTTTGGTTTGGCGCGAACCCTCGATGCCGAACTGATGATCTGGAGCGAGAAACGTCTTGACTTGCGGTCGTCGCGCCATCAGAATATGGTGCAGACGTTTGCATCGGAAGATGCGTTCAAAGAATTTTGTGTGAAAGAATTTGGTGCCACCGTATGAACTCCACAAGGAGAAGTGAGATGAACGAATCAGCATTCCCAAACGGCGATCAGCGCGGGCACGAGCCGGAATCTGGCATGACCCTGCGCGACTACTTCGCAGCGGCTGCGCTCACAGGTCTGATGGAGCAGTCCGGGGTGCTGCACGACAAGGAGATAGCCAAGTGGGCCTACGAGTTTGCGGACGCCATGCTGAAGGCGCGGGAGTCTCAGGAGTCTCCCCACCCATGACCACCGACGAACGGATCGCGCAGATTAAGAAGTGGGAGAAATGTGGGTCAGCAACGGCGCTGTTCGATGTCTACGCTGACGTGCGCTTCCTGCTGGCCGAACTGGACGCCGCCCGTGCCGAGCGAGACGCCCTCAAGGCGCGAGAAGCGAAGCTCCGCGAGGCGCTGAAAGACCTGAGCATCCGCCTCCGCCCAAACGTCGAAGCGGCTCCGTGGGTGACCACTAGAATCGCCGCCCTCGCAGAAGGAGATCCCCACCCATGACCACCAACGCACAGACGCGATTGTCTGAGATTCGGCAGCGGTCGTATTCAGCGAAGCGCCACGGCGACGATCTCTCCCCAGCGTGGGTGTCATACGCTTCTGATACGGCATTCCTGCTGGCCGAGTTGGACGCCGCCCGTGCGCGAGAAGCGAAGCTCAGAGAGGCGCTTGTCCGCATCAAGGCTGACCACGATGGACGCTTGGACATGGAGGATTGCGGGTGCGGGATCTGCGAAGACGTGCGCGCCGCCCTCGCAGCAGGCGAGGATACCCATGATTGACTCTGTTGCCCTGACGCTGACGTTCCTCAGTCTAGTGGCGGGTTTAGGTTGGATCATTGCGGTTCTGGAGTTTGACCGGCGTAGGGACGCCGAACGGCGGGCCGACGCATGGCGTAAACGATGGGAGGACACCCGTGGCTAAGTTTCGGAAAAAGCCGGTCGTGATTGACGCAACGCAGTGGCACACCAACGGCGATCATCCCGAGGACGGCCCGCAGGAACGCGAGGGGCGCGTGGTGCGCTACTACCGATGCCCTGACATCGATGGTGAATTGATCTGCCTGCACTGCGCCCGACTGTTGAACGAACACGGATGGATCGACACATTTGAAGGCGGGCACATCGTCTGCCCCGGCGATTGGATTATCACGGGCGAGAAGGGTGAACGCTATCCCTGCAAGCCTGATATCTTTGCGGCAACCTACGAACCGGTCGAAGAATAATCTTGACTGAGACGAAAGCCTCTGAGACAATGACAACCATGAAGAAGACGAAACGTTCCTCTCGTTATCGCTATATGTGGGTGGTGGAGATGGACATGTCCACGTGTTTTATTGGAAGCATGTTGAAACGTTACCGTCGTCGTGGTTCGTGGGAACCGACTGTTGGCGTGGCGTTTAGTCGTCGCAAGGGTCGAGCTGAACTGGCGGAATGGAAACGCGATAATCCAGACGTGCGGTTTCGGCTCGTGAGATACACACCATGATTGAATTTTTGGAAAGGGTAATTAATATGCCAACTGTGCAGTTCTTGGCTGGTTTTGTGACCGGCGTGTTGACGATGATCGGTATCTGGTATTTTCTAATCTGGCGGGCGCTGCGTCGTGTCTAATGCAACCACCGATCATGGATACGGCGATGGCGACGGCATTAATCTTGAACGACACTCGCGTGGATTTAGTGACAGGGGTTGGTTTGACGGGTATGGCTACATCGCCTATAATGGTGATGCAGGCGGTGATGCAACAGGGCGCGGCAACGAATCGGGGTGCAGCGGTTTCCCTGTGGATGAAGCATTAGCCAGCGCACGGGACGGGTATGGGTGTGGTAATGGCTACGGCGCAGGTCTTCCCACCGCAGACGGTTGGTGCGTGAATACCTTGACACACGCACGGACATAGGATAGACTTACCGTATGACACAGACACTTGAACTTCTCAGCCGCGCTCTTCCGAAGTGGCCACAGATGATTGTGACCGGTGAACCGGTGACGGTCGAACAGGCCAAGGATATTATTTTTCGAACAGATCGATTCTTGACCGATGCGTCCGAATACAGCGGCGGAAACGCCCGTGATTTTAATGACGACTACCGCGAACGTGCGGGTCTGAATGAGATTCGAGAAACGTTTCCGAAAACGTGGTGGGACATGGTTCCTCACGCCGCTGGCTACATCGACACACAGTATGTGCGGAACGATTGGGGGTCGTGTGCCTTTGTCTTCGGCCCGCATGGTTGGTGTCATCCGGACGGGACGATTCGGTTTAACGATAACGTTGGCAAGTGGCCAAGCGTAGAAGACGTGCTGAACGATTGGACGCTGCTGGCCGAAGCCTTTCCGTTTCTGAATCTGCATGTGACGCTGATGAGCGGTGAAAGTATGGATGAGGACACCAAGCCTGTCGTCAACATTCGAGTGCAGTCTGGTACGGCCTCTGTCTGTGAACCTGACTTGTCTGTGCATTCTGCGGATATCACCCCACTGGCGGTGAGGTCACTGCTGAGTTTGAACATGGCTCCTGAAGATCGGGAGTTGGGGTTGCTCGATTCGTGGTATGATGAGTATGCCGAGAAGGTTCGTGCCGTGGTGGATACGCTGCTGGCACAGGGGTAAATCATTCTTGACTCGCGTATGGACATAGGGTAGGATAACAACATGTATAGCTCATATGAACGAGAACGAAAGATTGATGACGCCATTATAACGATCTTGACCGGAGTGGTCGCGATTATGATGCTGCCGCTGCTGCCGGTGTTTTTACTGTGCTGGCTTATTGGTAAGGCGGTGCAGTGGTGTGTCGATAACATTTGCATTTCTTAAGGAGCCACATCATGACCTACATCATGCCGTACATCATGTCGTTAGACGACTATCGTGAACAACACCCTCGACCATGGGGAAAGGCCCATGCGGAATACGAGGCGCAGTCCCGGCGTGAGTGGGCATCAGAGACATTGCACAAGATTGAAGGGTACGCCGAATCCGCCCTTGACGAAGACGATCCGTTTCAGTATATTGTTCATCTGACACGGGTGATGCGGGCATTAGTCGAAGAGGCATAAACGATCATGGATAATAAAAGCGAACGTATTGCCAAGCTGCTGCGTAAAGGGCTGACCGTCGAACAGATTGCCAAGAAAACCGGCATGACGGTTGAAGCCGTCACGAATCGTATTGCATGGCTGAACCGAGGCGTGTCATAATGGAAAACATGACGATTACGACGCTGATTGAGGAACTGACACACCTCAAGCAGACACATGGTGATCTTCCTGTGGTTGGCTGGTTTGAAACGGGCTGGTTTATTTCCGCGATGGGTGGTGGTGAATTGACCACCCGCAAGCGTCGCCCGTCTGAATTTCATGACTTTGTGGTGGTGCTGCATGACGACGACTGTTTCGACCGAGACTGACGCACAACAGCAGTCCGATCAATTATTTCGGCAAAAATTACAGGGCTACGTGCGCGTGGTGACCACGCAAGCACAGGGCTTTGTCCCTGCGGGTAGTGTCTTTTGGGTGTTGCCTGCCTCCACACCTGTGCGAGAATAGAACCATGCAGTGGATACGGTCTTGAATCTGGCAGCGGAAACGGTTAACTGAACACAATATGATGCGCGGTGACGACACAGGTATCGGCGCGGGCAATCACCGTGCCAATGGCAATGGCTGGAGCCATGCCCGTGGATATGGCCACGGCACGGCCAGCGGCGACGGCAACCCTTTGCAGGATGGCACAGGCACAGGCAGCGGACTGGCAAGTATTGAATCTGCCGATGGGTGTGGGGGCAACGATGACGACCATGTACACGACCGAGCCTTGCTTACGCGCATCGAATCCGACCCACTCCATCCAGACTGTATCCGATGGTTGCCCTCCATTCGCAGCCCTCGCACTCGTGATTCGGTGTTTCAGTGGTGGGCGCACCAGCCGGGAACGAGGCCGGTGCGGTTTCTCTGTGCGGTGCGTGGCGAACAGACGCGCTCTGTGATGGACACGTGTCTTCATGGTATACTCGTGCAGTCCACCTGTGCCTTTTGGAGTCTCTGGACGCGCAGACGACAACAGTCTTGACACAGGAATCATCGTATGAGAACATATGCGTCATGAACACATATTTTGGTAATTTTACTGACCGTGAATCGGTCGAATGCATCACGGTGCAGGGCATCGGTTATATGCATGTGATTCATGAATTTGCCACAGGCACGGGCTACGGCGATGACCGAGGGTGTTGCAGAGCCACGAACCGTGGCACGGGCGCGGGCGACGTGTATGTCGGTCTGGGCGACGGCAGCGGCCACGGCACGGGCACGGGTGATGCGTGTGGAGAGGGACTCGGCTAACATGTTACCAACAGACGGATACCACAACGGCGAGGGATTTGGCGGTGGTACAGATGGCTATGGCTCTACGGGTTTCGGATATGGATTCGCACTTGGAGACGGAGACGGAACCGGATACGGAGACGGATACGGAGACGGAGACGGAGAGGGAGATGGATACGGAGACGGATACGGAACCGGATACGGACGTGGTTTCGGATTCGGAGGCGGAACCGGAGCGGGAAGGCACGGTTGATGTCTGATTATTTGGAATGCCCCTGTTGTGGCGAGGTCGGCGCATACTCGGACGCGAAGACGGAACCGGTTTTGGAGGCTATAATGATTAAAGAACCCACGGCCACATCTGCATTCGGAGACGGTCGCGGCTACGGATACGAAAACGGAATCGGAAACGGAAACGGAATCGGAGACGGTTATGGAGACGGATATGGAGACGGTTTCGGATACGCAGACGGAAACGGAGACGGATACAGCCACGGAATCGGAGACGGTTTCGGATACGGATACGGATACGGATACGGACGCGGACACGGATACGAAGAATAAATCTTTTTTTATGGCGCACACTTCATATGACAACGGACACAGAGACGGATGCGGAGTCGGATACGGACACGGAAACGGAAACGGAAACGGATTCGGATACGGACTCGGACACGGATTCGGCCACGGACTCGGTCACGGCCACGGACACGGAGACGGAGACGGAGACGGAGACGGCCACGGACTCGGACTCGGAGGCGGACGTGGATACGGAGACGGACTCGGATACGGAAACGGATACGGAGACGGATGCGGATTCGGATACGGATACGGATACGGAACCGGAGACGGAGGCGTGTATAATGATTAAAGAACGGAACGGAGACGAAGATGAAACCGGAGCGGGAAGGCACGGTGTTTGATGTGGTCGGATGTGGTCTATTGTGGGCGGCTGTGGGCGGATGTGGATGTTAGAGTGGACATTGGGCACTTGACCCATCAAAGCGGCTGTACACCTCGATATAATTAAAGTTTTCCACAGGTTTTCCACAACTTTTCCACAGCCCCCACACCCATTCACAACATGCACACTTGACACACCCACACAACCATGAGACAATACTCCCATGAAGACACAACACCCCTACCAATTCATCAAGCAGCGTGTGGATATCGTGAAGCGCATTCCCGCATGGTTTGCACGGTATCCGGATATCAAGATTAAAGTGGGTGATCTAGTGTGGCGTATTGACGCCGAGAGTGTAAAACGCTATGATAACCCACATGGAGGGACTGTCCAGTTGGGGCAATCCTATACACAATTCCACGATTATGTTTTTCTTCCGTAACCCTATTCACGACAGGAGAGATGTGCATGTTTGACAACGATGACGACCGCTACGAGAATGAACGGGATTCCTCCTATCACAGTGCCCATGAGTACATGTATGAGGTACTGGACCGGGATACCTACTGGCAGGACGAGGATGAGCCGTGGTCGGATGATGATGACCCTGATTGGATGGATTAGGGAAGGGGACCGGGCCTCTTAGCTAGGGGGCCGGGGTACCTATCAATATTGATGAAAAACAATACACACCGTGCCCAACCCGTCCAGAGTGCGATGGGTGGGCACGAAGGTTGGGAATGATGGCTGAGATATGGGGCGATGAGACACGATGGTGTCTGGAGTGCGGGAATGGCGACGAGAAGGCGACGTGCGCCGAGTGTGGTGGCACAGGCTGGCACCTGACCGACGCAGGGCGTGGGCTGGTGCGCCTGCTGGATGCGCTGGGCGTGGAGCGAGAGCAGACGCGCTATCTGGATGAGGAGCCATGGATGCAGACGTGGGTGCTGCGCCCGCCCGTGCTGCGTGAGGACGAGGACGGCGAGTTGCGGCTGGTGGATGGGACGGAGGCAGGGGTGCCGCTCGTCCGAGAACCAAACGAGGACGAGGCGTTGCTGCGGCTGTTGCAGCAGAACTTCTTTCCCGGCTCGGACGACCTCATCGTGGAGAAAAACATTGATTCGCAGGCACACGTGTCCTCCAGCGAGGACACTGTCCTCGAATCAGGACAGGCACTGTCCTCGAAACCGGACACACCTGTCCCCGAATGAGGACACGTGTCACCCACAGAGGACACACCTGTCCTCCAGCGAGGACACCCCTGTCCTCGTTTCAGGACGAAAAAAAATCTCAAAAAGGGCTTGACGCCGTTTCACCTCCCGTGCTACGATGTTCTCATGTTGACCGCACGTCCACCGACCGCAGCCTGACCGGACGACCAGTCTAGCAGAGCCGCTCCTGCGGCACAAGTTGACACGGTCGCACGGTGCATGCTACACTGTTCTCGCACGATGCGTCTGGGTTGCAGCCCTGACGCATTCTCCACCAGCCATCCTGCAAGGTGACTGGTGCGGCGGTAGAAAGACCTGAGCGGCAGTATCGCACGGGGGGAAGAGGAAGGGTAAGACGAGACAGCCGCTCAGGCGGGTTTTCCGGGTTCTGTGACAACTGCATAAAAAAAGCAAACAGGGGGTTGACACCATCAACCCAGACCTGATACCATGGTTCTCATGGAGGGCATCATGAAGTACACCATCGAAGTGCTGGATGCATCGAAGCCGGTGGGGGTTGACGAAGACGGTCAGGTGCAATACGCACCACGCTACTATCTCCTGTTGACCAACCGAGCCGGTCGCTGCTGGCAGTCTACCACATACTGGGACGCCACAATCGAAGAGACAGAGGACGGTCCTATCATGGATGTCGCCGCTGCCAAGGCCAACGCCGAATGGGCTGCGGCGGTGGCCCTGCAAATGCTGGAGTCGGGTCGCCGCCTGAACCCGCGTTGCTGGGACGAGGTGCAACCGATCTACGGGTCACCAATCTGGGAACGTGAAGTGCATCTCTGGGAGACGACGCCAGAGGAATAAAAAAATCAAACAGGGGATTGACACCGTCCACTGGTCTGTGAGACAATCTTTGCATGGACAACACACTGACGTTCAGCAGACTGGCCGACTTCATAGCAGCGGTGGCGCTGCTGACCCGCGAGAACATCGCGTTCACGGGCACACAGACCACCCCTGACCGCTTCACCATCACCATCACCGGTTACTGAGGAGGAGAGCATGGACGTGTATCGCTGCGAGTGCGGGCGTCTGACCCGCGACGAAGACTGGTGTGGCTCCTGCACCGAGGCGGAACGCAACGCCCCACCCGCGAGAATGTACGACCCGCCAGATGGTTGGCGGTATGGGTTTCCGAAAGTGTACCAGCCGCTCCCGAACGAAACGCTGGCTGAGACGCTAGTGCGCGATGGGTATCCGGCACGAGACGCCACATTCGGCGCGACGTTCTGCCGGTTCATCGGGTCGCCGCAGTAAGAAAAAATGTGGGGTCTGGCAAAAAAGTGGTTGACAGACTCCACAGTCACCTGATACGATTGCTTCATTGAATGGCGGAAATGGTTCCGCCCAATACGAGAGAAAAACGAGAACACATTATGAAGAACGCCACCAAGAAGAACGCCAAGAAGTTCGTCGCCCGTCCCGCCATCAAGCTGACGCAGCCGTCGCTGTTCGACCAGCCGGTCGTCAAGGCCGAACCGGCGCTGAAGCCGCGCATTCGCATCACCCACGCACGGAAGCAGTTGAAGGAACAGAACTGGGCGACCATCGTCGGCAGCGTCCGTGCGTGGCGCAGCGCAGGGGCGACCTACGACCAGATCGTCACCAAGGTCGGTCAGACCTACGGCGTGAGCGTCTCGTCGCCTACGGTGGCTCGTATCATCCTTCGCACCGACTTCTACCGCACCTACAAGGGCTAAGAAAAACATGACGGCACCTGTCGATTTCCGGTTGACAGGTGCCGCCCCCTTCTGATAGGATATCACTCATGCAAAACATCATCTACATCGACACGCTCGAAACATGGGTTGAAGCTATCGCCAGACTGACGAAGGAGAACATTGCCTTCCGGGCACAGGCACATTCCCAGACAGACTACACCATCACCATCACGGGATATTAAGTTTCTCTCGGGGCGGGTGTTGATGAAAAAAACATTGACGCCCGCCCCTCTCGTCTGCTAGACTTGTTTGTATTGGAGGGTGTGATGCGAGAGTATCTGAAGGTTGGGGATTGGGTGATGGGCGTGAACGACGGGTTTCCCGAACCGGTCGTCGGCCTGTTGCACGTCGACGCGGACTTCCCGCAGGGTCAGCCCGTCTCGTTCGTGACGCACTTCTACGAGATGCGCTACATCATCGTGGAAACGAAGTCGGGGCGCAAGCTGAACGGTTCCTCTATCAAGTACGTCATGCGGTAAAAAATTGGAGCAGGGGGGCTTGACTTCCCCTGCGCCACCTTGATAGAATTTTGTGCATGGAGAACAACATGAAGATGCTCAAGGTTGGTGATTCGGTGTACTGGAGCGGCTGTTTCGGTACCGAAGCGTTCAAGGCGGCAACGGTCACCGGCATTCAGTTGACCGAAGAACCTCGGGAGAAGTACGGCATCGAGGTCGAAGAGGTCGAATGGACTCTCGTTGCCGATAACTACGCCGTCGTCACGCTGGACAACGGTCACTGGGCCTACGGCGAACAGATTGCGCCCATCGCGTTCTAAAAAACATTCCGGCACCTGTCACTTTCCCGTTGACAGGTGCCACCCGTCCTGTTAGACTGGTTCTCATAAGGAGAGAGACATGACCCTGAGCAAACAGACCCGTGAACTGCTGAAGGCCCGTCTGCTGGCGACCAAGGCGCGAGTGGAAGCCGAAGCCGCCGAAGAAGCCGCTGTCGAAGCACTCCAGAAGGCGTTGATCATGGACGAAATGCCTCCCGATGGGGTGCATGTCGTCTCGCTGGCGGGCGGCGAGTTCTTCCTCGTGCGATTCACGGAAGACGGACTCGTCTGGATTGACGAACTGAATCCCGGCGTCATCACCATCTAACCTCGTGCGGCACCTGTCATTTCCCGGTTGACAGGTGCCGCACTCATCTGATAGGATGTTCTCATGACCAACACCAACGCAGTGTCCACGCCAACCGGCATCGTGTTCGAACCAACCGACTGGCCGAGGCGTGATGCGTTCACGCTGGAGCGATACACGTGCAAGGACGGCGTGTCCCTGTCGGTGCAAGCCAGCCAGTACCACTACTGCCATCCTCGTGGCGACCATGGCCCATGGACGCACGTCGAAGTCGGGTTCATTGAAGACGGGAATGGACAGCGTATCGCCGCGCCCGCATCGTGGGAATATTACGCCGAGGAAGGCGGCATCTGGTCCGACGTGTTCGCCTACATTCCCGTGGGTCTGGTTGCAGACTTCATCGCCGTCCATAATGGCGAATGCTACTGCCTCGATGGACAATAAAAAAAATCTTTCGGCACCTGTCGATTCTGTATTGACAGGTGCCGCACTCATCTGATAGGATTTTTTCATGCCGACATACAAGGTGATGCTGACGCAAGCGGTGTACTTTTCGGTGGAAGTGGTCGTGGACGCAGACAACGAGGATGACGCCACCGACATGGCCCTGCGCGACCATGAAGACGACAACCCGTTCAATTGGGGTTCCGACCCGTCCTACGGCGACCTTGAAGTGCTTGAGGTGACGGAAGAGGACTGACACAAAAATATTGACACCAGTCGTCAGGATGTGTGACAATGTTTTTATTGGAGGACAGCATGGGTCTGATGAAGTTCGAACTGGACGAGCAGCGCACGTACAAGGTCGTGAAGGTCGGTCGGGTTCGCATGGGCTGGTATCGTCGCCGCCCGATGACGTTCACCGTCTGGGCGACGAAGCGCCCCTAGCGTCAGATTCTCACAGAAAGGGGATTGACATCAATCCCCCTTCTTGTTATCCTGTCTGCGGAGAAGTAAACCATGCACACCGACATCACGCTGATTGCCACCGCTGCATCATTCGCCGCCGAAGCCCACAAGGGGCAGGTTCGCAAGGAACTGAACGAACCATACATCGTCCATCCCTTGCGCGTCGGCGCGATGGCAGGACGGCTGGGGCTGAGTGCCACCATGGTCGCCGCAGGGTTCCTGCACGATGTGGTGGAAGACACACCGACGCCCATTGCGACCATCGAGGCGTTGTTTGGCACTCCGGTGTATGAACTGGTCCGTGCCCTGACGAAGTGGTGGCCTGACCACCTGAACGACGACACGCTGGCGCAGAACAAGGCACTGTACTACGAGAACATTCGCCGCACGGACGGTGCCGCCCTGCTCAAGCTGCTGGACCGTATCGACAACCTGCGCGACTTCGAGCGCATGGCTCGTATGAGTCCGAAAACGCACAAATGGGCGCAGCGATACTACCAGAAGACCACCGACGAGTTTCCGACCATCGTGGCGCTGGTGGACAACATGCAGGCCCGCACGGAATACCATGCCGCCCTGTCGTCGCTGGCGTTGGCTGTCACCGTGTTCACGCCCGCAGAAAAAAAGAGTTGATTTTTCCGTTCGACACTGATAGACTTCTTCTCATGGAGATGGACATGGACAACATCGTCGTCACGGTCAACGGTCACGGTTTCACGTCGTTTGCGGATGCGGCCACACTGGCCGAGCGGCTCTCGGAACCCGTCATCACGGTGCCGGAACCGGCCTTCGACGTGCTGGTCGGCCTGAACGCCAAGGGGCAGTATTACCTGCGGGCGTTCCTCGCGTCGGTCCTTCGCACGGGCGCACCGTCTGCCGAAGAACAGGCGTTCTGGGCCAACAACGCCGAGGAGTCGGCCAACAACGCCATCGAGGCGCGCATCGAGGTGCCGAACTGGCGCACGATGTCGGGCCAGCCGGAATCGTTCATCATCCCCGATGATGGGCTTGACATCATCATCGTGACCCTGTAGAATCGTTCTCATGGTGGAGGGAGAGGAACCCTCCACCACTTCCCTCAGAGGAGCAGACCATGAAGGCAAAGGCGACGGTGTACAAGGACGGCAAGAAGCCGAAGGGACACCGCGACGGCAAGTTCACCCGCTGGTAACAAAAGACTGGACACGGTGAAGCGGTGTGTGATAGACTGTTCTTCTACTGCACACCGCACAACACACGGAGACGATATTGAAACTGAAAGAATTCCAAGAGGATTGGTTTGACCTGTCGATCGACTACAAGAACACCGTGGTCGTGGAGATCAAGTGGAGCCTGACGCTGAACCGCGAGGAATTGGAACAGCTTCTGGAACTCGTGAAGCAGCGCGAAAAGGAAGAGGCGGCGAAGATTCTGTTCAAACCGGGAACGAAGTTCCGCCACCGCGGCAGGTCGTATATCACGGTGAGCAGTGCGACCGGTATGGCGGCGCTGGGTCTGAATGAACAGAGCTACCCATCCGTGCCAAAAGCCCTGTTCGCGCTGGATGTTGACACTGGCAGCATCGTTTGGTGGGCATCTCCCGAAACCAACACGTTCGAGAAAGGCTGGGATTAAATCCCACCACGGCAAGCGGAAAAAGAAAAAACATTTTCCGCTTGCCTTCTCCCAACCCACCGAGGACAGTATGCCCAAGTATCGAATCGAACGCACCGAGATGGTCACCCGAATCTGGGTCGTGGACGCAGAGACAGAGGAAGACGCATTGGATTCCTATCCCAACGAGGAACCGGAGGAGGAGTGGTTTGGTATGCACCCCGATGTGCGAATCACAAACACGATTGACAACGACACGGTAGTGTGAGAGAATTATTTCATCAACGTTCAAAGGAGACATATGAGACTCGACGTTCGTACCATCAACCGACTGACCGAACCGTTCCGACTGCCCAAGGTGACGCAGGCCATTCTCATGGACAAGAGCAAGGCCATCTGGAACGACTACCAGACCGAAAGCCAGCGGATTCGGGACGAGAAGAACAAGGCGGCGGAAAAGCACCCGAAGGTGGACGAGTTCAACACGTTCCGGGCTGCGCTCAAGCTCGTGGACGACTTCACGCAGCGGTTCAAAGGCTCTGAATGGAACTGCGACCTTCAGGCGTCGTGGCAATTTCAAAACATCGTCAAATCGGCGGCGTCTCGCACGGGTTGGCGTGAGCGGGTTGACTTCGACACGATGGAGAAGGACAACGAGAAGCATTGTGCCGCACGAAACATCAAGCTCAACGACTTCATCGTCGGGCTGCGCCAGAAGATGCTGGCCGACGCGACGACGAAGGCGAAGGCGCTGACTGCCTCCGAGCAGAAGGCACTCGACGCCATCTAGCGTCTGACATCAACGGCAAGCGGAAATGTTTTTAAATGTTTCCGCTTGCCTTCGCTCAACGACCGTGCTACACTGCTTGTCAGTGGAGGACAGCATGATTCTGGTGATGGAAACGCAGAACCGCGAAAACTACGGCGCACACAATTGGGACGGCGTCGGTGCCTGCCCGCAATACTGGAAGAGCAAGGGAGGCTCGTCCTACCTCATCCCGATGGGCAGCAGCATCAACGCCGCTGCGCTGGAGCAGGTTCTCGCAGTCGCCGCCGAACGCCTTGAACGGCACACAGACTTCGAGGAAGAGTTCATCATCGGATGGCACATCGAGTCCGATGACTACGTGCCGGAAGACGAACGGCTGCAACTGGAGTACGACGGCGGGCACATCACCTATCCGTCGCCGCGCCTCGACCCTGTCACCTTCGAGCGCACCAACCCGCGCTACGTGCCGTCGCCCGCGATGGAAGCCTTCCTTATGCAGCAAGGCTAACAATTGAATGGACACCGGTCTGCCGTCATGGTAGACTGGTGTCATCTTTCTGAGGAACCCATGGACACCATCAAGCTCTGCGTCACGTGCAAACATCATCGGCAACCGTCTCAGTTTCATTACCACGAGTGCCACCATCCGGAATCGCAGCAGCATCTCACGATGAACATCAACGTCGTGACCGGCGAGTCACGACAAGAGCAATACCACAAGACATTGTGCGCCAACCAGCGGGACGACGACGGGTTCTTCCCCACGTGCGGCCCTGACGGGCGCTGGCATGAACGCAAGCTGACGTGGCGTGACCGCTATCGCCTCTGGCTGGAGAACAGGGCCACCGACGAACAGGTCTTCGTTCTCTACATGATGAGCATCGTCGGCATGGCATCGGTCATCATCGGGCTGCTGGCGCTGGTCGGATGGCTGTAGGACCGCTTCGACCGTCTCGCTGGGACTGGCTCACCGACTGGTGCCTCTGGCTCATGCGTGGCTGGTTCAGACGAGGATAAAAACATTCCTTGACACCGACCGACACCCTGTTGTAGAATGGTTTACACAAGGAGAGACGAATGCTGATTGACGACAACAACCATCAGACGATGCAGCCGAAGACGGCGCTGGACAAGCTTGCCGCCAGCACCTACACGTTCTACCTGTCGGGTTCGCGGTTCTTTGGGACCAACCGCCCCTCCAGCGATTGGGACTACTTCGTTCAGATGCCAATGAGCGAGGGGTACAAGCTGCATGATGAACTCCGGAGCTTCGGGTTCACCAAGCGATACACCACCAACTACCTCGACCTCAACACGCTGGAAGTCTGGTCGTGCGACAACGTGGACGTGCAGATCGTGGCAAACGTGCCATTCAAGCGGGCGGCACAGATGGCGTTCAAGCGGTGTGGGAAGCTGTATCCGAGCCGTGAGGATTGGGACGCCGCGTATGTAGTTGCGGCGGAGTTGACGCAGATGAACAACAAGGCGTAACACGATAGGGGGGATGCTGTTACTGCCTACGAGGCGGACCTGCATCTCACGATGGATTGACAACCACCCGTCTTCTGTGAGAGAATCTCTACATGGGCGAAATCCAAAACGAGTCAATCGCAAAGCTGCTGGCTGAACTGGACGCCACAAAGGCGCAGGTGCAACGTCTTAAGGCCGTCGTGCGACAGTGTCCCTGTATCGGCAGACGTGACTACACCACATGCAGCGGTCGTCGTGCGTCCATCAATCAGATGTGTCCACGTTGTGCCGCACTGGCAGAGGGAGGGAATGTATAACATGAAGATTACGACGTACACACAGTACGAGAAAGCAGTTGACGAGGCCAACGAGTTAGAAGAGAAGGAACAAGACGGGCTTGCCACTCCAGAGGACGTTGCCCGTATGGACGCCTTGTGGGATGCCGTTACTGCCTACGAAGACCGCGAGGAGCGCGACTCAAGCTGGCGACGGGCGTGAACGTTAGGGGGCCGGGCCTAATAGATAAGGGGCCGGGCCTCCTAATATCTTTCGCAGAAATGTGTTGACTGGCACAGAACGCCGTGCTATCCTTGTTCTCAGAGTTGAGGAGCGCCGAATGACTGTGACCACCTACACCACCTACGACGTGATTCCGAAAGCGCCAGAGATGCACCTTCAGCACGAGCATTACTGGCGCAGGACCGACGCCTCCCTGCGCTACATCATGCAGGACGCCAGCGAAGCCGCCGAGAACGCCGCACGGATGGGCGATGCCCACGCCGAGTGTAAGTACCTCGACCAGATCAACGACGCCTCGACGGTGCTGGGCTGGCGGCGGCGAAAGGGTGTGAGGGTCGTGTGGTAGAGACTCGCCACCAGTAACCCCACCACCAACCCTGCGTGGTGGTGGGGAACAACGGCAGCGGTGCCGCTGTGCCAGTGCGGAATGCGCCCATGGCGGTTCACGCATATCCGGCGGCACCGCTTCCGGCCACTATCCTCCAGACAGGACAGTGTCCACTTTTCAGGACACCAACCGGCGGCTGTCCTCGAATCAGGACACACGCCGTCACCCCATCCATAATTTTTTTTCGACACCCTGTCGTTTTTGTGTTGCACGACGGCCCATCTGTGATAATATCTCTTCATCGGCGCACGGTGCCGGTGAACGGCGCTCCCTGACAACTGAATAAAACGAACGACCATTGTAGTGGTTTTCGGTCTGAGGCGCAAGCCTTCAGATTTGGAGACAGACATGCTTCGTAACACCTGCTCGACGCATCAGGAAACGCCCGCCGACAATCGGTCGCGGGTTTGGTGCCATACCTGCCGCCGTATCACTATCGAGGCGGAAGTGGTCACGCGCACCGTCGAAGCTCTTCTCGCGGCGGGCTACAAGCTCTCGGTGCAGTATTCCGGTGAGCCATGCTGCGAGTTTCCGCCGACGACCGACCAGCAGAAGGTGCTGGACGGCATGATGGACGTGGATGAGGAATTCCTCATCGCCTACAAGCCGGACACGGATACGAACGACCTTCCGGACGGCTACATCTACTTTGTGTATGGCAACGATGGATGGGACGCCATTGCCGACTACACAACGAACCTCGAACCGGCGATTGCGCCGGTCAGCGAGTGGACTGAGCGCAACAGCAACTAAACCTGCATGCGCCTCAGACCGAAACCCACTACATCACATTCAACCGAAATTCTTTTGAGGTGAAACCATGTCCACCATTCACAACCCGACGCACTTCAACCCGACCGACTACACCGTCACCGGCTACTTCGACAACCAACTCGACACCGTCGAGCTTCGCGCACTCAACATCACCGGCAGCACACACAAGTGCTGTCACTGCGGCAACGGCACCGTGCGCTACATCACGGTCTGCCGCCACGCGCCGACGCAGACGCTCGTCGTCTTCGGTGCCATCTGCACCGACAAGCTGGGCTTCTCTGGCCGGTCGGAATACCTGCTGGCGAAGCTTCAGGCCCGTGCCACCGCTCACGCCGCTTCGCAGCGTCTGCGCCAGAGCATCGAAGCGTTCTGGCAGAAGTATCCCGACTTCGCCGCCCTCGCGCAGCCGGTGATGGAACAGGGCGTGAATCATCCCGTCCACGGGCGCAACGGCTTCGCCCTCTCGGTGCTGGAGAGCATCAACCGCTACGGGTCGCTCACTGACCGGCAGCGTGTCACCGTCGAGCAGAGCCTCCACCGCGACATCGAGCGGGCGGCGGCGAAGGCGGCGGCTGCGCTGACGCCGAAGGGCGATGCGCCGGAAGGCCGCGCCACCGTCACCGGCACCGTCGTCAGCCTGAAGGAATACCAGAACGACTTCTCATACAACGCGTGGGATGTCGTCGTGAAGATGCTGGTCGAGCTTCCCAACGGCGCACGGGTGTTCTGCACTCGCCCCAGCGGGAGCGGCATCAACCGTGGCGACACCGTGACCGTCACGGCCACGTGGCAGCGCAAGGCCGACGACCGCAGCTTCGCCACCGGCAAGCGGCCTATCGTCAGCTAACCTACAAACCTGAGCAGCAGGGGGCAACCTCTGCTGCTCGTCTTCATCTGGGAGAACAACATTGATGAACATCGAAGCGGTTCGTACCATCTCGCAGACGTGGATCGAGAACGGCGAACAGCACGTCGCCATCGTGCTGGCTGGCACTCGCGGCACCGTGTACGGTGTCGTGCAGGAAGACGGCTGGAAGCTGGCTGTCCGTTGGACGGTCGTCCACGCCAGCCACAACCAAACAGTCAATACCGATATGGACGTTAACCCCGACGACGTTCGTACCATCTACTTCGCCTAGAAGGGCTAGCGCCCCTACGGAGCCGCAGGAGCCACGACCGACCGACAACCATAGGGCAGTGGCGGGCGAGACGACTTCTCGCCCGCTACGCCCGTTTCCGCCGCAGCAATGCGGCAGTGGAGCATTCGATGAAACAAAACTTTTTGTTGTTGTATCTCTGCGACAATGATTACGGCATGGCGCTGGAGTTCGCCGCGCAGTTCCTGCTGACGGAATACGCGGACACACTGCCGACGATGCCGGTGGAACAGATTCAGTTCATCGTGATTGCATTGGTGCTGGCCTATCACGCGGAACGCTACTGGTCGCGCCCAGACGACGCCACCGCACACACCCGCGAGTATCTGACACGGCAATTGCGGGTGTCGTGGGAACGCACGGTGCCAGATATCGACCACGACGGCGGATCATATGTGATTGATCTGCACCGCAAGATGGCGCTGGCCATCTAGCACACCGTCCCTCCCCCTGTCCAGCGAAATCTTTTCCTTGACAGGGGGGAGGGTGCTGGTGTAGGCGTCAGGTGGCTAGCATGGGGAGGGGGAGGGTGTCAAGGGGAAAAATAGTGCTTGACCGGCAGGGACAGGCTGTAGTAGGGGGGAGGGGGGGCGGCACGACAGGGGGTGCCGTGTCAAGCAAAAAACAATATGTTTTTTGGGCTTGACTGGGGGGTGGGGGGTGTGGTAGGGGGGGAGGGGGGTGTCAAAAAAGTGACTATAAAAAAGGGGTTGACATGGGGTCATGGGTTCCCATATGCCTAAACCCCCACATCGTTTCTCGTCTATCCCTGTTTATATTTCATTCAACAATTTGTCTAGGGACTCCTAGAAAAAAACAACCCCACATCGTCCACATCGTCCACATCGTCCACATCGTTCACAACCGACTTTATATTTCACAGAAAAATCCATCTAGGGACTCCCCAAAAAATATCCACCCCATTCAACACCATTCAACACCATTCACAACAGACTTTATATTTCACAGAAAAATTCGTCTAGGAGTCCCCCCACACATAAATATGTACAATATTTTACCGTATCAGGGTTGACTCTATGTTATACATGAAACTTATCGAAGAAATCACGACTACCGGAAATGTCACTCACTTTACCGGTGATGATATACACAGCGCCCCAGCATTTGCAGAAAAAATGCAAAAAAAGCACAAACGTCAATTTGTCGTCACCACACCAGCAACTTATGGAATATATTGCCCAGCCTGCGCGGTTGGTGTGTTGCAAGAACTCGAAAACCGCAGACGATACGACACCAGCGACAAAACATTAGAAGCAACCGTTGAGCCGGGTGACTGGAATAGTTGTGATAATTGTGGAAAACATAAAGAAGGCACGGATTGGAGTCATCCGTTTTATGGTAAATCATGGAACTCTGGAAAATTAATACCTGTCCGTGATATTCGTGCAGGATTGTATGCCTATTTGATGAATCGTAAGGAGGACCATGGTGGTGATGCACTATTGTCACAACCTATGAATAGAAATAAATGGCCGAGTATGACCATTGATCAAGCATTACAGACACTCCGATTTAAATTTAAAAAATCTGTTGACGGTGACAATTTCCCAACACGCTATCTGACAAAAGATGGATGGACGATTTACTCTGAGCTATCATCTGAGGACATCTACGCCGATGAAATTTTAGCCTACCTGAAAGACCACCGGCAATAAATATCTGTAGTGTATTATTCAACGAAGGACTAATCATATGGCAGATAATTTTATTCAGATTACACATCATATTCTTCAGGAGATGGCCCAATCCAATCAATACCCCACCAATTGGGACAAAGGTTGGGACGGCAACCCCTATACGTTGATACCCGGCGAACATCCTGTACAAATACACGGCACGTGGTATTTGTCTGTACGCAACACCACCACCGGAAAAAATGAGTTTTATAATTTTAAAACAGACATCTGCGAACCAGAAGAAGATGTGCTGCCATTAATGCATTCCAATCGTTGATAAGTTAAATACTCACTATGCGCACGACTGGTTCTCTCATGTTGTCTGGCGATGACGGTCGCCCCTATCGCAAAGACATCCACGTCAAATTTCCTACGGAAAAAGATCCCACCGTTCGATATCTGGTCTGGGTGGACGCCCAACCGTTTGACCGTGTGTGGAAACGCACCGACCCGCATTATCTGTCAGACACCTCTCGCGATATGAAGTATGACACACTCGCGGACTCCATGGCCAAACCTTCGGCGCGAACGTGGCCGCTGGAAGTGTCGAGCGTCGTGGTGGATAAGAACGGGCGCGTGGGGTTCACAGACGGTCGGCATCGCATGGCCTATTTACGTAACACCGGCATCACGCCGATTCCAGTCGGTATGGATGCTGATTCTATACGCCACGCCAAACAACACGGCTATCTGGTGCCTGCGCCCTCATTGGCAGAATCATTGATTCAGGAAATTGGTTTTTCGCTCCAACGGTCTATGCGTCGAACACCATTACCCATACGATGGGTGATGAATAATAAAAATTATAAAGAAGCACGATTCTCTTTGAGAAATGTGGATGGGCGCGTCTTGTTCTATCACAAACCTCCAAGCACCTTATGGTTTGTGGATTTTGAAACGCGCATCGATGGTGGGAAGTGGTCATCTGATGATGTGCCTCGCGGATTATCATTACCAGAAGTCTTCACCTTGTTTAGCACCGTCACTCATGTCATGCAGTCCTTTATACACGACGAACAACCATCAGGTATTCGGTTTGATGCCTGCGGAAATTTGAGACAACAGATGTATGACCAATGGTCACAACAATTGGCCAATTCAACAGACCCTGTGTTACGAGCCTACAAAGCGACCGTTGACGGAGACGTTGGTATGGATGGGTCCGTGGTGTTTACGCTAAAACGAAAACGAACTGCTAAATAATTATAACAACTTTGTATAAGGATTGTCACCCATGTCTTCACCATTCGTCGCCGCCGCGATGCACGTTCTTTCAGAGATGACTAAACACGACCAACGGGTCGGCATCGATGACTTTGTGTTGTATCACAATACGACGCGCAATCGAATGACCCCCATGCGCGTGGACGACATTTATGTGTTATCACAACGGATTCGCACCCCCCAAGATGCGGCTGCGGCGATTGCGAATATTGATGCCGAAGACATGACGGATGCAGAAAAAGGGTCGTATAAAGACGAAACATGGTCGTGGGCCGATTTAGAACGCACGACGACAAATACGTGGGTCAAGTTGTATGATCCCGCCACGAAGAAAACCTTCCTGACGCCCGCGAAAACCGTGAAGCCACTGCCGCCCTTTGCCGGTAAGTCGCAACGAGAAGGATATGAATGGACCCTCAGTGAAATGATTGCAGGCTTATATTGGTATTGGCGTGTGTATCATCCTGAAGCCAAGCAACAGATGCAACAGCTTCAATACACCCCCACACGCGATGAGATTGAGAACGGTGGTCCCCTTCGTGGCGGGGCTGTAGAAGCCTTCGATGAACTGGAAATGGGCATGATCAAACCCGACGAGATGTTTGGATTTATTCGTCCGAATCTTCGCCCAGCTTTTTCTTGAGCCGTTCGAATTCCTGCTTCATTTTTTCTTTTTTCGAGAGCAACCGCTTCTTCTTGGCCTCGGCCTTTTTCTTCTCTGCAAGACGGGCTTGCTCTTCGGCCTGACGGACCAACTCACGAATGTCGTTCACTCTCTTCGAGACGGAGTGTTCATCCTGCACCACGAGATGCGGGGTCAACCCCATACCAGTCCACCGCGACCCGATGTAATACTTGTATTTGTGAATCAACGCGAGTTCTTCGTCCGTCACCTCTTCCCAATCCGTCATATCACGAACAATCTGTCGTTCATCGTAATATCCCAGATCCATTCCTTCCGTAAACACAATTTTCATTTTTGGCATATCCGTATCTCCTTGGCCACTAGTGTAGCACAGTTGTGGACGATGTCAAGGCGTGTTGTTGGTCGCAGACGGAGGGTGACACGGGAAGTTGATGTGTGATATCATTCGGAGTCGCCATCATGTGCATGACTGAAGGTTGTGACGTGGTCGCGTGGCCTAACCCTAACACATGTCCAATTTCATGCAACGCAATTTTGGTGTAGGCGTCACAACTTGAGGCCACTGTCGTGTCTGTGGTAATCGCAATCGCCGCACGGTATACTGACGCGTCGGGTCGAAGGGACAACGCCGTCACAGCCCCGGCAACGGACGCCGGTAAGACCGTAGGAATCACGACCAGCATGGCATGATCACGCAGGGCGGTTTCGCGAAACGTAATGCCCGCAGGAGCTAAGGCAACGGTCCATGCGGCAAAGGCTCGATTGACACACGTCATCATCGTCGGAGTGGGTTGGGTTGCCGCTCCATAGGTATAATGAAAATAGGTGACGGTCGTATGCGGAGCAATATGATGTGCAACGATAGGCGGGGATACACACACGGGTGCCGCAGAGACAGATGAGACGCACACCCAACTACTGAGCAACGCCGCTCCCACGCGGCGGTACAGCAAACGCATAATACTTCCTCTGTGTTTATGATTATTAATATTTAGATGCAAGACTGGCGTCTTCGTCCAGATAAATATATCGTATGCACATCATTGAAAAACGAGTCGGATTAGCGTCCGTTGATAAAGAACATTCCACGGATGTGTATATTGATCCGTCGCAGGATGAATGGGACCGCATTCTTCTCAAGCAGCTTCCGCCCGAACAAATTCCTGCGTCATTGAAAAAGAATACCTCCTATCGTACGATGTTTGGTGATACCTTTTACACCGTAGGGGGATTGCTGTGGAACGACCATGTGTTTATTTGGAATAGAGACGGCGCACCCCATGAAACCGTCGCTCGTGTTGTTCGTGAGAAACTACCTGAATTTTCGTCGTCGTTTACCTATACCCCGCTATTGTTTTTTTATAATCCACGAAAATTAGTGGTTATGGTAGCGTATGCCCGCAATTCCGTGAATCCGGTTGATTTAAAGAAATACGGACGGAATGTTCCAGCAGATTTTAACGACCGGCTTCGCCGCATGAGTGAACTGCCGATGTTTACAACATTCGCCATCGTGAGTAACGAAGGCGATGTCATTATTAAAGATGTGCCGCCGCAAAAACCCACGCCTAAGAAAAAACGGACCATGGCCGAATCGATCATGGATGAGTTGTGTGAACGTATTGTGAAGGTCGGGTCGAAGTATCGGTTGGTATCCAAAAAGACGGGAAAGAATCTCGGCACATATCCTACAAAAGCAGGAGCCATGCGCCGAGAACGTCAAGTGCAGTATTTCAAACACCGCGCCTAGATTACGATTTGAGGCTGTCCACCCCGTCAATAATATAACGGGCGCACTTCGTAATAATATTCAGATTCTTCTTGATCAAATCCTTATTGGCTTTCCACAGGGCGAGATATGTAGGCTGATGCTTGACATCAAACTCATAATATTTCATGACCGCATACGCCACGGATTCAGCTTGCAATTCCTTCATTGCACGAGTATTTGATTCTTCGTCATCAATATGGAAAATCGAGGACTTTTTCCAGTGGAGCAATTCATGCGCGATTTCATGCACAAGTGTGCTAGCCTCACCAACACCCTGTACATCTGACGAGAGATTGATATGGCCACCGGCACTGAAGCCTTTTTCACCACCACGAGACGCTTCTTTTGTAATGGTAATATTATTCAATTGCGCAAATTCTTTGAGACGTTCGGTCAGTTGTGCGGCTACTTCGTCTGGCGTGTTATCGCTGAACCACTTCGGCTCGTCTGGAATTTCACCCTTTGCGCTGGTTGCTTCCGTGTCTGCAATATCAAAGACGGGAACAGGGCGGAACCCACGAATCTGTGTTTTATTCTTAATTGCGTCATCTACGTCACTATAATCATCACTAGTTGCATCTTTGCCTTTGGCTTTTGTGACGATTGGCGCAATAATCCAAATGGCCTTTGCACCCTTCTTAACAACGCGATGCATGGTTTTCCATTTATTAAAACCAGCAACTTGTTTTGCATCTGGACGTTGCAAGAAAATTAACCACGAATTTGTCCAACTATACTTATAGAATTTTTTATAGAAATCCAAATATTTGGTAATAGCCTGATCCATGGCCGCTTGATCAGTGGCATTGGCTAACTCGTCAATGTAGGCATCCAACTTATCGAGTATTGTTGTTTTGTCTGTGCTGGGTACGTCAGCATCTTGAATAAAATCTTCAAGGTCTTCTAATGTATCTAAGGCTTTAGCCGTAGGATCGGCTGAAGGAGTCTTGGCGTTATGTTGAGTGATGAATTGTTTAATCACATCAAATTTGTTAATATCACCCACCCACATACCCAACGAACGATCAAAGTCTAAACCAATCTTTCGAAATTCTTTTGATAACGCAATAGTTTCTTTGGCCCGAGCGTTTGGTGTATCCTTATCGGATTGCACCACCAATCGATTGTTCGCCGTATCTCGCTTCACGATCAGATTTTCTGGTAATAAACGACCTTGTTCGACCGTCGTGCGAATATTCCGAAGTTTTTCGCGACGAGTTTGTCGTTGATGCATTTCAGCAAGAAGTTTTTTTGTAATACGTAAAAAATCTGACATATCGTTTCCTTTCTCATGGTATACTGCTTCCCATGAGGAGCATTTTATGACATTGACTGAATTATTTAGGAATGGATTGACTCGTAATAATACGACGTATGCCGTGCGGGTGTTGGATAATGGTGGATTGCCCAAGTTTTCCATTCAACCGACAGATGGCGGCGACGAAACACTGTATTTCACGGTAGACACTGCGTTTGGCGGCGATGTTCGGCTGGAACCGTGGAAGGAACGCGCATGATGAGAAAACCACGGTTCAAACAGCCCGTTTTTGTCGATGACCCGAAATACGTTCATAAAGAAACGATTGAAGAATTTTTGGCACGAGGTGGAACTATCACAAAAATTCATGCGAACACCGCATCTCCGGTGACCAATCAGCCGATGATTCACGTGGACAATATTTCAATTCCCGTGTCGTCAAGTCAGTATGAATACGTACCGTCATTTGTATCGTCTGAATCAACCTACGTGGCCGCGCAGCAGGAAACCGTCACGAGCGAAGATATTGGTCTGTCCCAAAGTTGGCGAGAATATGAACATGATAGCGTCCGTTCTTATCAATCAAAACGATCTATTCGAGAGGAAAATTAGTATGTCGGCATTTATTGACGGTCTTGTAGCGTTAGCTGCATTATGCGGTATTATGGGCGGAGTTTCATTCTTTGCCGTGATTATTGGAAGTATCGCATACCGAGGCATTCGTCGGATTTTTGGTAAGCCCATGAGTGACGAAGATATGTGGGCGGAATCCTGCGAAGAAATTAAAACAAATATTGAAGCATATGTCGCACCAAGTGCAATTTCAGACGACGACGAATAATAAATACTGGTGTCATGTCAGACACCCTCGATGAAATTGAACGCAGAATCGTGCGAAGAATTCGCCGCCGACAATGGATGCAACGTCTACTGGACGGGTTAGCATTATGTGGTTTGACCATATTAATCGTCGGCGGCATTTTTTCTGCCATGGTCATCATTCATCTCTTCCAATAATCAATATAATTTTCTCTCCTTATAAATATAATGAGATAATCAGTTACATGGTTACGTTATTTTAAGGATTAAAGTATGGCCATTTCGTCATTCTCAAAATTTTTACACAGACTTAAAGAATCGGTCGGCACAGACAAAATCAACGGGTTCGAAATTATGAGCCTTGATGATTTTTTGGCCGACAAATCAAATTATAAAGCAGGCAAACCACTTGACGAGGAAGACTATCCATTAACATTTCGCCGTCCGTCATCCCCAGAAAAAGGTTCTGGCCCATTAACCGGTTTTCATTCACAACGAGTCAGTGACGCAGAACTCGCACAAAACGCCGAGATCCGTCGTACCACCCCCGATCTTTCGACGCTTGTTCGAAAGCGGGAATCCCTGAAAAAACAAATCGAAAAAATTAAAGAAAAAAATCCAACAAAAGCCCAAGAATTACAAAAACAAAAGGATGTGTTGGATCAGCAATGGCGCGACCGGTCGCGGGTGCAAATGAAAACCCCAGCCGTGCATAAATCAACCTTTCAAGCAACAGAACCCGGCAAAGACACCAACATCAAATTCGTCAATCCAGACAAAGGTGATATTGAGTATGATCCAGAACGACTGAGAGCCTCTATTATGGAGAAACCTCGTCAAATTTTACGTCGGAATCAAAAGATTGAGCATAGCGGCGGAAAATTTGACATCATGTACAACATTGGTTTACCTGCGTTAAAGGGACTAATTGTTGACGAACACGCACCGGGAAAGCCATTTGTCATCGTAGATACTTGCCCCGGCGCTGGTGAATGCGCGTTGACATGCTATGCATTAAAGGGGAATTATGTGCGTGTTCCGCAAGCTGGTTTAGCATTATCGAAAGTGTTAAATTTTGTGGTTAATTATCCACAAGAATTCAAACAAGCGACGATTAAAGAAATTGAAAAAGCAAAAAAATACGCTAACAAAAATAACATCGAAAATGTGTATGTTCGTTGGCATGACGCAGGCGACTTTTTTAGCCCGGAATATTTAAAAATTGCCTATGATATTGCAAAAGAATTTCCGGATATTAATTTCTATGCATATACAAAAATGGGTAGCGTTCATGTCGGTTCTAACAAACCCGATAATTTCATCACCAACTTCAGCATTGGTGCCAAACCACAAGAACTGATTCGCGTGAAGCAATTAATGGATAAGTACGGAAAAGATTTGTTCTCGAAGTATGGCAAGAATTCCGTGACTGTACCATATGATTTGTTTAAGGATTTGTACCCACGCACACCGAAAGGTAAGCGTGTTAAAGACGCGAATGGTAAATTCATCTTTAAAGATGAGGCGTCAAAGGACATGTTCCGCGAACGACTTTCGAAGGAATTCCACATTCCGAATGACGAAACGCTCGTGTCGTATGCAGAAATGATGAAACTCCCCAGTGGTAATGAACCGAAATACAATGTGTATGTTGCCCCCGGCGACGGCGACGATTCCGCTCACCGGAAAGATGTGAAGGGTACGTTCCTTCTCTTCCATTAATAGCAGACCACATACGCCCCATTGAGGTATAGACAACAAATACCTCAATGGGGTATACTAGTCATCTCTTTCTTTCACAAAGGTGACTATGAACATCGAACTTCGACAATTATCTGAACACGCCATTCTTCCGACCTTCGGCACTCCCGCATCAGCCTGCTTTGATATTTCCGCCTGTCTGCCTGTTGGCACGAAGGTGACCAGCTACAATGGGGCCAACCAGCAAATTATTCGCGAACTCACAGAACCGAGTCTAATGTTTGCACCACGCGAACGCTATTTAATCCCAACAGGTTGGGCGATCAAATGTCCTTCTGGTTACGCACTTCGGCTATTTTCTCGGTCTGGTTTTGCATTAAAGAACGGTATCGTTCTTGGTAATGCTGTTGGGGTGGTTGATGAAGATTATCGGCATGAAGTATTTGTCATGCTCATTAATACGTCTCGTGTATCAGTGCGTCTGGAACATGGAATGCGTATCTGTCAGGGCGAAATGTATCAGCCATTCACGGATGTTGACTTTTCGTTCAAGACCGTGGATAATGAGAACTGGTTCACCACAGAACGTATTGGTGGATTTGGTTCAACCGGCCACAAATAAGTGGTTGACACCGAACCCTGATCTTGGTATACTGTTTTCACGTTAGCAAATGCACATTTGAATACGCCGCAAATGTTCATGGTTTTAAACTCTCGGCGTTTGTGAGACAACATTAATTATGGCTACAAAGAAGAAGACTCAGAAGCAGCGACTCCTCAACGTTCTCGATAGCGCCTACTACGGCCTTCCCACTCGCACCTTGGCGAAGCGTATCAACGCGCCAGAGCCTTCGGTTCGCCGCCTGATCGGTGAGCTTCGGCTTGCTGGGTATCCGGTCATTCGCGATACCACCAACAACACGTATTTTATCGGCGACGCGTCAACCGAAATCATTTCGTTCGCTGCCGAAGTTGGTGGCGCATCATTGTTCCGCGTTAGCTAATCGGCGTGAATGGGACGCTGGCGACTCGGCAACTCGTCGGCGTCCTGTTGTATAAATAATTGTACAAAGGAATATCTATGCCTGTACAATTATACGAACATATTATTAATTCATTGACAGAAAAATCTCACTCCGTCAAAGAATTATTTGATCCTACCTCATCATTTGGCGTCATTTCAACCACAAGCGAAGAAGACAGCCAGAAGCTCAAAATGCATTTGGCAAAGAGTCATCAACCATCGGTCATGATACACGGTGTCTATGAAATCGCCTCTAAAGATGAGGACAACACAAAAGAACTACCGGATCTCGCATTCCTTATTTTACCCAAGAAAGAACAGGAAACAGACGCCTTTGTCAAGCACTTATTTCATTTAAGTGTGCAATACAACCAACCCGCATTTATATATAAACCATCAGGCACACCGAAGATGTTTATTGTTGGTATGACGAACGACAAATGGCCCGGAAAAGGCGTGAAGAAAGAATTCGGGCAATTCTCGTTTGAGAAATTCCCCGCGTTATTTGAAAAGTTCAAAGGCAAAGATTATACATTTGAACGTTTTCATAAACAACACGCCAAAACAGAAAAATCTAAAGAAACCCAAGATAAAAACAAATAATCTTTGGTATACTATATACCATAGTTGATTTCATTTCCATGAGAGGTATTATGAATTTAAGTGTTCCCGTCAGTGAATTGCAGAAATATAGTTTATTTGTAGCAACACCCATGTATGGTGGCCAATGCTTCGGCTCCTATACAAAATCACTGCTCGATTTATCGCGTGTCTGTCAGGCCCACGGCATCGCCATTCAGTTCTCCTTCATTTTTAACGAATCGCTGATTACCCGCGCAAGAAATTATTTGGTAGACGAATTTATGCGTAGCAACCATACGCATATGATGTTTATCGACAGCGACATCGATTTTAATCCGATGGATGTGCTGATGTTACTGGCGCTCAACAAGCCGATTGTTGGTGGCCCATATCCCAAGAAGTGCATCGCATGGGAAAACTTATATGACGCAGTTCGCTACGGCTTTGTGCCCAATGACAATCGTGGGCAACTGAGTGAATTCGCTGGCGACTTCGTATTTAACGCGGTTCCCGGCACCACTGAAATCAAGCTGAATGAACCTGCCGAAGTGTTAGAGATTGGCACAGGATTCATGATGATTGAACGTAGCGTGTTCACCAAATTCGCAGAAGCCTATCCGCAATATTGGTATGTGCCCGACCATAATCGTTCGTCGGCGTTTGATGGAAGCCGTAAGATTTATATGTATTTCCAAGCGGAAATTGAAAACGAACGCGGTCGCTATCTGAGCGAAGATTATTGGTTCTGCCAGAAGGCTCGTGCGGCGGGTATGTCCGTGTGGCTGGCACCATGGATGGTGGTGAAGCATCACGGCACGTATATCTATAGCGGCAGCATTCCGGCTATGGCTGGCGTGGTCAACGAGCGTATTAAGCGGAATGACCCAGTCCCCGCGACTGTTCGTATGGACGCTAGTTCAAATAAGCCGCAGCAAGCCCCACCACTGACGGTGAAGGCATTCTATGAAACCTCGGCCACGAAACGCAAATCGTTAATCGAAGGGATTGCAGAGTCGGTTGCCGCACAGGTTGGTGTCGAAAAGGACGCGCTCATTGAGAAGTCGAAAGATTTTATCAAGGAATGGGTCCGTATGGTTCCGGACAACTCTCTCGCAGATATGTTGACCTTGCTGGCCAAAGATATGAAGGGCTAACGAATGCGAGTCATAGGTTTATGTGGATTTGCCGGTGCAGGCAAATCCACAACCTCTGAATACTTAGTCAAATATCATAATTTTTATCGACTAAGTTTTGCACACGCCTTGAAAGAAGTTACCGCAGCGGCATTCGGTTGGCCGCGTGAGAAGATGGAAGGCATCTCATCTCTCGATAGAGAATGGAGAGAAACGCCAGATCCATTCTGGTCTGAGATTTTTCAACGCCCGTTCACGCCAAGAACCGCGCTGCAATACATTGGCACTAACGTCTTTCGAACCCATGTGTTAGAAACATTTTGGGTGAACAATCTCATCGCACGGTTGCATCAATTACCAGCAGACGCAAACGTGGTTGTGGATGATGTCCGTTTTATTAACGAAAAAACAGCACTACAGTCATTAGGTGCGTCATTTATTATTATTCATCGACAAGATAAGTGGACACCTGAACATTACCGATTGTGGGAACATGCAGGTCAACCCGTGACCAGTGAGATATTACATCCATCCGAATGGGAATGGATTACAGAACCAAACATTGTACACGATACCGTGTTTATTAACGATGGTAGTTTTGACCGGTTGTATGCTACAATAGACAACTGGTTAGAACAGCATACTTGAGGATTATATGATGAATACACCCTATACATTGACCGATTCGACCCTTGAAATTCTGAAAAACTTCGCCAATATTAACACACAGGCAACGTTTAAAGCCGGAACATTTCAACGGGCTTGCAATCAGAGCCGTAATTTTATCGCAGACGTAGAACTATCAGACCCGCTTCCCGTTGAATGCTCGTTGTATGAGTTGAATCGTCTGCTCGGCATCATTGACACGTGCAAGGGAACCTCGCTACCGTCGATTTTGTTTGAAGACGCATCCCTGACGGTACTACATGATCATGGTCGTGTGACGATTCCATATGCTCATGCGGATGTGGTGACCAAGCTTCCAGACAATCAGTATCGTATGGATCACGAAATTGCCTCATTTGATCTTCCAGCCGCCATGTGGGCGAAGATGAAGAGGACGGCAGCGATTCTTGATGCAAATGCCCTGTACATTATTATTGACGATGACGGAAAACTTCAGGTCAATCTGGTCAATGAAGAAAAGGGTAGTGATTCGACCGGCGTGGCGACCTACAACATGCCAAATACAAATATCGTAGATGATAAGCCAAACACATGGGCCGTCAAGTTTGATGTGCTTCAGCTTATTCCCGGTGATTACACCGTGAGAGTGGGAGATATCAGTATTGCCGGTACCACACGTCAACTGTTTGGAATGTTTCTGACACTGAACGACCCTACGCGAAAGGTCACCTATTTGACATCAGGACATGTTGTAAAGTCTCGATAAGTGTGGTAGGATAGACCTATGGCTCTCACACAATTTATTTGGACTGAAAAATATCGACCGTCGACTATTGACGACTGTATTTTACCTAGCGATACCAAGAACACGATTAAGAGTTTTATCGCACAGGGTGATTTACCGAACATGATTCTGTCATCGACCAACCCCGGCATCGGAAAGACGACGCTGGCGTTGGCGATGTGTAAAGAACTGAACGCAACGACCATGTTTATTAACGGGTCGGAAGAAAGCGGTATTGATGTGCTGCGGACAAAGATTAAAAACTTTGCCGCAGCCTTGTCTCTCGACGGCAAACGCAAGTATGTCATTATTGACGAAGCGGACTTTTTGAATCCAAATTCGACTCAGCCTGCGCTGCGTGGGTTAATTGAGGAATTTGCAATCAATTGCGGGTTTATTCTGACGTGCAACTATAATAATCGTATTATTCCTGCATTACAGTCACGGTGTACCAACATCAATCTTGAAGCTTCACCAGATGAACAGAAGATACTCAAGTTGAAGACGTTAGATCGCATTCAATATATTTTGCGAGAAGAGAAGATTACGGCGGATGAGAAGCTCATCATCGGGGCAATCAAGCGTTTCTGGCCAGATATTCGTGAAACCATCAATGAGATTCAACTGGCGTGTTCTGATGGTGTCTTAACGCCTCGTGTGCTGGGTAAGCATAATGACGTGCAGTATGATTCTCTGTGGAATGCTATCAAGACACGAAATTACAAAGACGCTCGTGCATGGATTGGCCAGAATGCGAATATCGACGCGGCGAGTTTGTATCGAGCCGTGTTTGATTGGCTCCACGAGAACGCTGATGAAACGACACTGCCGACACTCATTGTGTTGACGGCGGATTATCAATACAAGCATTTGAGTGCAATCGACCCTCATGTGCATCTCGCCGCCTATGTTCTGGAGATTATGCACAATGCCCGATACAAGTAAAGATTGGGAAGAAGACTGTCTCACGTTTCGTGGTGAAGTTCTGACCGGAATCGGCGCACATTGGTGCGTCGAATGGGATGATTTACCTATTGACGAAACCTGTTATGAATGGCCCTGTTGTGAATATGCGGTGGCTCTGAATATTCCTTCAACAGTTCATAACTGGGTAAATCAAACAACTGAATGGGTGGACCCCGAATGAGTAAGAAAACTTCCGAAACCAAAAACACGACATTTACCACTATCAAAGCTATTTCAGAGACACGACCTCTTACGTATAAGGATTTGAAAGACGCGAACGCGCCCTATGAACCGTTTCTGGTGAATCGGGCGTTTTCGTTGTCTGAAGATTCGGCGTTAGCTGCGTCTCTAATGAATTTGCGCGGGCATCTGGATGCAGACATTCAAGCGTCGTTTTATATTCATGCCTTGCGCCCACGTCGTCGTTTTGAAAAATGGCCTAAGTCGTTAGAACAAGACGATGTTGCTACTATCGCTAAATACTATGGAATGGGTCGTCGTGAAGCTACTCTTCATGCGCGACTCCACACAGCCGAACAAATAACCGCGATGAAGGAAGTATTGAAACTTGGTGCTGAACCATCGCGAATTTAGCGATGGGGTCAGTTCTATGAGTTTATATAATTACGAATCAAGTTTCATCGAGGTGAAATTTCCGATTATATATGCGAACGGTCAACACGTTCCAGCCGATAATTTTTTAAAAGTAAAAGAAACCTTAACACGTATTGGCGCACCCGCATATGTAAAAACCCCTGAAGGGGATACAACAAAGATTTTATGGCAATCATGCCACATCTTACATAAAAAACAACGGTATTGGCTAGTGCATTTCAAAGAAATGTTCTTGTTAGATGGTAAAGAATCACGCACTATCATTACCGAAAATGATCTAGCTCGGCGTAATGCTATCGCACTAATTTTACAAGATTGGGGTCTTATCGAAATCCTCGATACAATGCGTGTTCATACACCACAACCAGCGCCCATTGAAACCATCAAAATCATTTCATACCGAGACAAGCAAAATTGGGAACTCAAAGCCAAATATGAAATTGGAAAGATTCATGTGTCATGAATATAAGTGACACGGGCATTAATCTGATCACGGAATTTGAAGGCTTTCGAAACACCGCATATCAAGATGGCGCGGGCGTTTGGACAATTGGGTATGGCACGACAGTTATCGATGGCCAGCCCGTCAAACCGGGAATAGTGTGTACCGAAGATGACGCAAAAGTATGGCTCAAAACGGATATGATGACGGCAACACGTGCCGTGTCAACATTGTGCAAACAACCATTAACACAAAATCAGTTTGACGCGCTCGTCTGTCTCGTCTATAATATTGGCAGTGGTAATTTCTCCGGATCGACCATTTTACGAAAAATCAATGATCCGGCACTCGGCCCTTCAGCGGTGACGCAGGATAATTTTACCGCATGGAATAAAATTAGAAACGACGGAAAACTGGTCGTGTCTAATGGGCTAACACGACGCAGAAAAGCAGAATATCAATTATTTTCAAAATGAGGACACTATGAATCCAGAAACAGCAGAATTGGGACCGCAGATTAAGATTATCAAGTTTATGTCAGGGCAGGAAGTCGTTGCGCGAGTGATCGGCGGCGACGGTATTGTGTATGTGCTTGAATCACCTCTCACTGTGCAGCCTGTTCGGCAGGGTGATAAGATTGGCATGGCACTCACACCATTTTCTCTCGCGGGCAACGCCGACAAGCAGGTCACAGTGGCAAGTTTGCATGTGACGTGTATGATGGACCCCGACGAGCAGTTCAAAACACACTATCTCGCCAATATCGCCGGTATTGAACTCCCAACGAATTCTCCCGGCCCTCGTATTAGTTTAACCGACTAATCGTTCGTCATGCCAACGGAAGTATGCTATACTTCCGTTGGTTCTATTTGTCCAATCCATATGCCATCATTTTATGATACATACACAAATATTGCGGTAATTAATAACGATATTTGTATCCGTCTTCGCCATCCTGAAACAAAACACGGTGAGTATTATAAAATCACCGACTTCACACCAACAACGTTTTCGTTAACGTCGTCAGAACACATGACCGATGGGTGGAAAACGCTTGATGGCACACCACTTCGGCAGCGAGTGCATAAAAATATCAAAACATATAATATCTACGTTGACCAAGCCGCCGCAGAAGGAAAAAAGATTTTTGGGGTCATTTCTCCGATGCATCAGTTTATGGCGTCCTACACCACATCACAGTGTGGGGTTCCATTTGATTCCATTCGCGCTGCGTTTCTGGATATTGAGGTGGAAACCACTGGAGGATTTGCCACACCAGAAAACCCATACCAGCCCGTGACCGCCATCACTGTAGAGATTTGGGGAACGTATTGGGTGTGGGGTTTTGGTGATTACACACCTACAGCTAAAAATATTAATTACACAAAATGTAAGAATGAAAACACGTTACTTACGTCGTTCATTAAATGGTGGACAACAGATTATCCTGATATTATTACGGGGTGGAATACCTCGGGTTATGACATTCCGTATATTATCAAACGAATTAATCTACTGCATAAGGATGGTCATCTGAAGTGGGATGCGCGTGTCTTATCGCCATGGAGAAAAATCACCTCTCGTTCCATTACTATCATGGGTCGCGAACAAGAATTGATTGACATCGTAGGTGTCGCCTCGTTAGATTATCTTGATTTGTATAAGAAGTTTAGCTCGACGCAGCGAGAATCATACCGACTGGATGCTATTGCTGAAGCTGAACTTGGTAAGAAGAAATTGTCATACGACGAGTATGGGTCGTTGCAAAAACTTGCGGAAGAGGATTATCAGAAATTCATTTCGTATAACATCACCGACGTTGAACTCGTACGGGCGCTGAATAATAAGTTGCACCATCTAGACTTGTGTGTGCAGATTGCCTATGGTGCCCGCACCAATTATGTGGACACATTCAAACCTGTCCGTTTGTGGGATGCCATGATGTATTACGAGTTGTTCTCTAAACACATTGCTGTCCCTACCAAGATCGACCAACAAAAAAATGTCGATTTTATGGGTGCATATGTAAAAGTTCCGATTGTTGGTGAACATTCATGGGTGGTGTCTTTCGACGTGAATTCACTATATCCGTCTATCATGCGGCAGTGGAACATCAGTCCAGACCGGCATTTATCCATCGAATGGCTGCGTAATCGGTTGACCCAAATTGAATACGAAGACGTTAACACAGATATTCAAGTATTTTCGAGTGAAGAATGCACTCCGAGAGAATGGATTACGAACGTATCATCGGACGATATAAAAATTGTTCGGTGGGCATTACAATCACTCATCGAATATCTCGAAACCAGTGATATCGATAGTATGTTGCGTGATATCTCCGCGCATGATGACCCATGGCCGTGGCTGCGCGTATTATCAGTCACAGTGTCTCCAAACAAGCAAGCATTTCGCGTTGACCATATTGGGTTTTTGTCGGAAATGTTGGCCGCGTTATATAATGAACGGTCTGCAAATAAAAAAATTGCAACAAATGCCAGCAAAGAAGTTGAGCGCATTGAGCATATTCTAAAAGAACGAGGAGTACAATTTTAATGGAACCCCCTCTTGAAGAGTTATCGACTGAAGAATTATTAAAGAAACGTAGTGAACTTAAGGCGTTAGCTATTCGCGCCAACCTTCAGCAAACTACGCAAAAAACCGTCTTAAATTCTGTGTATGGTTCATATGGCAGTCCATACTTTCGGTTTTTCGATTTGCGGCAAGCGGAAGCAGTTACCATGGTCGGACAAACTATTATTCGATTTGTCGCAAATTCAATCAATGAATATTTGAACAAACAATTCGGGACGAGCCGAGACTATGTTATCGCCAGTGATACCGATAGTGTGTATTTAAAACTATCTATAGCTGTTGCCAATATGACAAATACCGATGCTATTATCGAGTATCTTGATAAGTATTGTGAAACCGAGCTTCAAGAAGTCATTGATAATGCGTTTAAAAAGATTGGTTATGTCTTCAACACTCAAGAAAACGTACTAGCGATGAAGCGGGAAGCCATTGCTGAGTATGGCATTTGGACTGCGAAGAAGCGATATCTTTTGTGGTTACATGACAATGAAGGTGTACGATACGATCCTCCAAAGCTTAAAACAGTAGGCGTTGAAGTTGTTCGCTCGTCCACCCCAAAGATTGCGCGTGATCATTTAAAGAAAGCGATTGAATACTTTATTTTGCGTGATGAAGATAGTTTTTATAAACTCATTGAAACCGTTGAGCATGAGTTCATGACTCGCCCATTTACAGATATTGCATCGCCGCGCACCTGTAGCAAGATGGACAAATATCCGATATTACCGAATGGGGCGTTCAGCCTAAAAACGCCTATTCAAGTGAAAGGTTCGTTGATTTATAACAAACTCATCAATGAACTTAACCTTGAACAAAAGTATCCACTCATCCGTGAAGGTGAAAAGATTCGATTTTGCTATCTCAAAGAACGCAATCCGTTAGGTTGTAACGTTATCGCGGCACCGCATATATTACCGACCGAGTTGAATTTAGAAAAGTTTATTGACCGTCGTGAACAATTTGAGAAGACGTTCGTTGCACCACTCGAAAAAATTATTGCGTATGGTAATTGGTCGGTGCATCCAAACGTCACGCTATTTTAACAATTCATAAAAATATCTAGTATACTAAGCAACAGGAGAACAAAAGACTATGTCATTTTTTAAATCGATTATCAAGGATCTTCCAGCAATGACTTCAATGGCGGTGGATGGCACAAGCTCATCTGAATTTGATGGGTATGTCGATACCGGCAGTTATACATTAAATGCGGCATTGAGCGGTTCCATTTTTAATGGAATCCCAAATAACAAAGTGACCGTATTTGGAGGTGACCCCGCAACCGGTAAAACATTCTTTGTGCTGGGTATTATCAAGCAATGGCTTACTGATAACAAGGAAGGGTATGTGTTTTATTGTGACACGGAAAGTGCGGTCACCAATAAAATGCTTGAAGACCGAGGGATTGATTTAACCCGCGTAATTAAATCCGAACCTGAAACGATTGAACAGTTTCGGCAAACAATTTTACAGCTACTTGATAAGTATATGGAAGTACCAATCAAGCAGCGAGAGCCATTGCTGATCGTGTTGGACTCACTCGGTAATCTGTCTTCCGTAAAGGAAGTGGAAGACATTCGTGCTGAGAAAGACACTCGCGACATGACGAAGGCTGGTTTGATTCGCGGCACTTTCCGTGTGCTTCGGTTGCGCCTCGCTAAAGCGAATGTGCCGATGGTCGTCACCAACCATGTGTATTCTGTCGTCGGCGCGTATGTTCCCACCAAGGCACTGAGCGGTGGTAGTGGGCTAATTTACGCCAGTGATTGTATTGCGATGCTTTCCAAGTCAAAGGAACGCGACAAGGAACGTAATGTCGTCGGGAACATTGTGAAAATCAGAATGGAAAAGTCACGTCTCAGCAAAGAAAACTCTGAGGTAGAAGTACGTATTTCGTATTCGGGTGGACTTGATCGTTTCCATGGTATTTTGGAAATGGCAGTCGATGCTGGTATGGTTGAAAATAATAATGGTCGATATCTCTTTCCCGGTTTTGAAAAAACAGCAACAGCTAATAAGATTGCAGAATCACCAACAACATATTTCACACCAGACTTCCTGAAAAAGTTGGACGAAA